AACCAAACTTTTGATTTTTTTCACAATAAGATTGGTTTATCTCCCACTGTTTCAAGAAACTTAACATTTGCTGCAGACTTTACACCTATATATGGGGAAGCTGTGTCTTATGAAGATGCTGTGAATGCTTTTAAAAAAGGAGACATAGGGGAGGGAGTTTTTCACTCAACACTCGTTGGTTTAGGATTAGTACCGTATGCAGGTGACTTACTAGTTCATGCACTAAAGGGTAACAAGAATGCCATACCTAACATGTTTGGTAAGTCTCCTAATAAACCTGAAGATTTAAA